GTGCGAATAGAACGTGCCCACTCGATTTGTTTCTCCGACCCGCTCATCACAATCGGATTCGGCTCGAGGAGTCGCTGTGTCAATGACCATGCGCGTTCGATTGCACGTTTGTTCTCACACGCGGCGCAAATCTGAAGCGTCGACGCCATCATGGCCATTTTGTACTTCAGGTCCCCCTGCGTATATCCAACCGTGATGTGTGCGGTATGGCCGCACTTCCATTTCAAATCAACCCGTTCCTGTGTCATCCTGTCCCCCTTAGTTGATTTCGTAGGTGTATGCATCACCTTGAACGATGATGATTGCAGTGGTGTCTGTCTTTGATTCGACAGACCAGCATGTGTCCTGAAACGCATTGAACATGATCAATGATTCCGCCCATGCAGCTGCTGTTGTCCATGTACCGGCTGGCGCTGTGTCGACGATGACGCCGTTCTCTGTAAGTGTTTGTTCCATTGTCTTTTTCCTTCGGTGTGGTGTCCGCCACATCAACATCCTAGCACGGGTTGACATACTGTGTCAACTGTGTGTATAACGATGGCATGATTTACGGACATACACAGGTGGATATCGCTGAGAAACTCGGCATCCACAAATCGGCAGTGTGTCGGATGCTCTCCGGCGCTTATGCTGTCAGACAGTCGACCGTCAAGCGCATCGCTGATGCAATCGGTCGCAGTGAATACGAAGTGCAGCTGTGGATCCTGTGCAAGCGTACAGGTCAGACTCTCCCAGAATAGACAGAATAGGACTAGGACAATGGACACAAGAAACATCAAACTTACATGCATCGAATGCCATCGCACGAACGCGGTGCCTTATGGTCGTGGAAATCGCATCTGTGGAATCTGCTCACAGCGTGAGCTCAAGCGCGAGCGACGCCTCCGGACACAGCGCCGCATTCAGATGGTCGGCAGCTTCGTCCTGGTCGTTGGTGCTGTCTGGTTCTCGTGTCTGGTCGCATCCGACTGGAACACTCCGAACAGTCCGGATCACCGTGCACACCAGGCGATGCAGTCTCGTGACTGACGCCATCACAACCTGGTCACAGTATCGAGGTAGCAGACGCACGAGCACCACTGGACTCCTGACGCCCGAGGAGGAGTTCTTCTTGGGTCGAATGGTCCAGGCTGGCACTGACAAAGACAAAGACAAAGCGACTGCTGAGTTTGTCAATCACAACGTCCGCATGGTCAGCGCAATCGCCAAAAAGTTCAGGGGCCGTGGATGCGAACACGAGGACATGCTAACGGATGGCATGCTCGGACTACACCACGCGGTCCAGCGCTATGACCCGTCACTCGGTCATCGCTTCAGCACCTACGCGACCAACTGGGTCCGCCAGGCTATCGGTCGCGGCATCGAGAGCCGTGGTCGAGACATCAGGTTACCTAGCCACGCCATCGCGAAGCTGTCTCACATCAGAGTCTCGCGCCAGGAGTACATCGTCAAGCACGGTGAGACTCCGACACCGGCGGAACTGCTCGCGTACGTCCGAGAGGTCGTGCACACTTACCCGCGATATCTTCACAAGCAAATCGAATCACTTGACGTCAAGTCGTTAACAGAGATCCTTCAACACGATGTGAAGCTGGTGTCGAGTATCGATGAACCGAACGCCTATGGTCTAAGTCGCTACGACTTTCTCCCGTCGGGTGAAGCTCCAGTCGGTGATCACCTGGACAAAGAGATCCTCTACGCGCAGCTGCGAACTGTCATGGAGGTCCTGACTGACCGCGAGATTGCATGTCTTCGCCTTCGCTTTGGGTTCGACGGTCTGTCGGATGGTCGCTCACTCGAGGACGTCGGAATCCTGATCGGCTACAGTCGCGAGCGCATCAGACAGATTCAGGTGCGCGCAATTGACAAATTACGGGTGGCCGCTGGGGCTGATGTCCTGGCGGAGATATTTGAGAGGATGGAACTTTGAACGAGTCAGAACAGCAGATCGCTTATTTCAACTGGTGTCGAGTCATGGCCGGAAGTGATCCGCGCCTAGGCACAATCTTCGCTGTGCCGAATGGCGGCTATCGAAGCAAGGCCACAGGTGGCCGCATGAAGTCCGAAGGACTCAAGGCTGGCGTCTGGGACATTTTTATCCCGGTGCAGATGGGGCAGCACTGCGGGATGTGGATCGAAATGAAGGCAGGGAAGAACACGCTCACGCCAGGGCAGTTTGCATTCCGCGAGTCTGTTGGTGATGCTTACCTGTGGTTCGTTGCATATTCCTGGGACGAAGCAGTCGAGGCGACGTGTCGATATCTAGGCATCGCGAGTGGCATCAACTAACAGCTGTTCGTTGATCTGATCGGCGAGCTCGATGCTGTGCATCTCACAGATGAGGTACCAGACCGCTTTGAGAAGATCGTCGGTCTTATCTTCGCCAGGTTTAGAACCTGCACGGAGGAGGTACTTCAAGGCATTGCCACGCTTGAAGTCGAGACCATAGGCGTCGATTATCTCGATGGGCTGCATCGGTTGTTTGCGGTAATGTGTCGGAACCTGCTTGGACATGCAGGATTGTAAGGGGAAATAATGAATCGTGTATCACAGGCCGTGACATTTCTGTCATGGCTTTTCGAGCCGTACTCTGACGGCTTCGTCGAGATTCGATGTCTGAATCAAGGACGAAATCAGATGCGCTTCTACGAGCTTCCACGAACGGTCGAAGACTGGACCGGCATCGGCGAAGCATGCGTTCAATGGAGCGACGAAGGAAATGATGTATACGTCGGCGTGTTGCCGCGCTGGCGTAAAGGAGGAAGGGACACCGATGTTCATTCTGCTGCTGTGGTGTGGTGCGATATTGATGATCTTGCTGGTCTGGATGAGACTGCAACGCTTGCTAAAGTTACAGTCGCGGTACGCTCGGGGAAGGGTCTGCACTGCTACCGTCGACTCAAAATGGCTGGTATTGGGACTAAGCCAACAGAACAGCGAGAGTTTATACAGCTGCTCGAGAGATGGATGCTCACACTCTCGAGTGCCGCTGACGTCAAGTGCAAGAACCCGTCAAGAATCTTACGAGTTCCTGGAACTCTAAACTGGAAGAATCGCGAACTTCCGAGATTGGTGGAACTCGCGAAGTACCCGCCAGAAGCCTCCAGAATCGTCGAGGAGACACAGACCACGCATCCATGGGGCGATGAGTGGTCACGCCTATTGATCGCCGCCAAAGCGGGGGACCTTCCAAAGCGCGAGCGGGGCAATTGGAATCTGGGCAAGTACAAGCACGGCGACTATTTGCTGTACTGTTTCAATCACACCATCATCGGCATCGAGCAGATGCGATGTATGGGCATGATTGCACATGCGGAAGAGTGTCGTAAACTCGTAACCACTGCGCTGGACACGCAGACATTCACAGACTAGGAACAACATGGAAGAACTTTCACTGGACGATCTCCGGCTCATGGTGGCCGGAGACATGGCCACGCATGCTCGCGTCGTGGCAAATGGTGAGCACCACTGGGACCGGCTGTTTCAGCCACAACCTGCATCGGGTGGACCATTCAACGGACGAAACAATGCGCTGGTCACACTGCTTGGATTCTTGCGAGCAAAGCGCTTCAGTATTGACCAGGCGAACATCTTCAGCATCTGGTGGAGTGACACATACTGCGAACCTCCACTCGAGCCTGAGCTCATCCGTGAGACCACTGGCCGCTTCTGGGTCCAGTGGGCACAGGGTAACGTCCCCGACGATCTGCCGGGCGGTGAGACGATGTCTCCCTGGGAGGTCTGGGACTGGACCCGCATGGAGGTCGAAGAACAGAAACTCGGAGCGCAGTCCTGGCTGATTCCGAATGTGCTCTCGACTGGCGGACTTCATTATCTTTCATCGCCACCAGGCAGTGGCAAAACGTGGGTGATGTGCGATTTGATTCGCGCAGCTGTATTCGGCGACAAGTGGCTGAACGAGTTCGACATCCCTCAGACCAAAGTGTTGTACGTCGATGAAGAAATGGGTGTCCAGAAGGTTCTACAACGGCTCAGGAAGCTCGGAATGCGTTCGGCTGAAGGAATGGGCTACCTCAACAGAGTCGGCATCAGGCTGGACAATGTGCTCGATGTCGAACGAATCGTGAAGCATTGCCAGTCGCAGGGTATTGGTTTGGTGCTCATTGACTCTCTGGTGCGCGTGCATGGCCTGGACGAAAACGACAACAGTCAGATGAGGAAACTGTACGACTCTTTTAAGAAGTTGCTCGATGTCGGAATCACTGTCCTGATCGCTCACCACAATCGCAAGGGTGGCACAGACAGCACAGTCAAGCACGAAGGTATGCGAGGCGCTGCGGAGATCGTAGCAGCTGCTGACATGGCGTTCTCTGTTGAGAAGCAAGCGAACGGCCTGTACCGCATGTACGTCACGAAGGGCCGTCTCATCAGCGATGAGGACGCCATCGATGTGACCTTCGAGATCCGCGATGAGGATGGCTTGACGAAGGTCCGGACGCTCGACGCTGGCGCCAGGAGCGAGGTCATCACACAAGAGATCCGGTCGAAGCTCATTGAGCTCATCAGTGGCGAACCAGGTATCTCACAGTCGCGCCTGGTGGAGCTGTGTGGCAGTAGAAAATCAGTCGTTGCGGCTACACTCGCGGACCTCGAAGCGAGTCGAATAGTGGCGTTTGACAAGGGTCCTCGGAACGCGAAACTCTACCGTCCGACTGGTCTTTTATAGGTGTTTGACCTGTTCCCGCGACCTGTTCCCGACCTGTTCCGCCCTTAAGTATTATAAAACGGGAACAGGTCAGGAAAATCCCCCCTTTGGAAACCCCCCTGCCAGCATGTTTAGACGCGTGCTGGCTTAGGGGTATAAGTCGAAACTGTTCCTGCGGCCCGGGCGCTAACGCTGGGCCACGGAACAGCATCGACGAAATGTTTGACAGATGGTTTGATTGTTGGTAATGTCAACTCGGCAGTGCTGGTGGAATAACCTTTGGATTGGTAACTGAGCCAGCACTGTCAACAGAGCGGCCTTATGGCCGAAGGAGAATATGAAAATGGGTTTTTTTAGTAACGCCTCGTTCAGCGATGGCAGCTCACAGTTTGAATCAGCACCTGCTGGCGTCTACGTTTGCCGCCTGGCGAACCTCGACTCGGTTGATCGTCCTTCATACGACGACCCGAACGTCATGGTCCCTAACTTCAAATTTACGTTTGAGACCACAGAGTATGGCGACTCTGCTGGCAATGCTTACCGCTTTTTCAAGTACACGCGTCAAGGTTACGGCAACGACAAGCAAGCACTGACAATCCTTCTCGATGGCATGCTCGGGCGCCGCTTGACACAAGCGGAGTTTCACCAGCTCGATGTCGATGACCTGCTTGCAAAGCAGTGGATGGTCACTGTAGACGCCAAACTGAACACGCGTGGCAACATGACTAATGCCATCGTTTCGGTCTCTCCTGTGACAACCAAGAAGAAACTGACCAAGATTGCACAGCCAGCGATCAAAACCGATGACATCGAAGATCCATTCGGTGAAGACGCCAGCGAGTAACCATCTCCCGGTTGCCAACGACTCGCTGACGAACCAGGCACATCATCCGAACGGTGTGCCTGGTCTTTTACTTTGAAGGGAGAATCAATGTCGAAGAACACAAAGCTCGAGGAGCGTACAAAACTCCTGGTGCAAATCAAGGAACTCAGAGCTGCTGGTAACAGCATCAGCCGCACCGCGCAGATCATGAAGATGACACGCGGGACAGTCCAGCGATGGATTAATGAAGAAAATCCAGACAGGCCAGTCAAGAAAATGGATCCGTACATTTCGCTAGATGAAAAGACCGCGACCGTAATCAAGTGGGCCGAACTGATTGCAAGCGGTGAGACACGAAGCAGAGCAGCCGAAATCGTCGGTTATCCAATAATGATGATAAATCGATGGATGATGAGCGAACCTTCACTGCGTGTGGAGTTCCAAGAATGTATCGGTAAGAAACAAAACAATCATGGTGGCCGTAAGAGCTTCGAGTCAATCATGACAGATGTACGCGCAGGACGTCCTGTGTGGCGTGATGGCGCCAGGTTCAAGCTTCAGCTGGTGGAATCTGCACTGATGCGATACGAGCTCGATGGCGCGAACGTGTGGCGATGCAAGGGCTTCGCAACATTATCAGGCAATGATGTCCTGGCGCGAGATTGGACGGTTATCGAATGAAGTTCTCTGAAGTTATTCAACACTTGATGCATGGCAAACCGATCACACGCGTATGCTTCGATCATGATGTGTACATCCGATATTCCGATTTATACGAAGCATTCGTCATGCACACCGGACCTGAGTCGAAGACTCTACAAGGTCTCACACTCGATCCTGAGTCGCTGTTCGCGACTGACTGGATGTACGGTGACGATCACCCGGTAAAGGATGAGATCACATGGACACGGACCACATCATAAGGACCATCATGGCCAAGCCATGGTCTAACACCTACCAGCTGCTCAAGGCCATCGGAGCGTCCAGCGACCAGGTCGATGAAGCATGGCGCGACTACCGTCGCAAGTACATGCGGAGTCAGCGCTGGCAGGACATTCGGACTAAGGCGCTCGAGCGATCCGGTAGAACTTGTGAGCAGTGTGGCCGTCGACAGGACGACGGCTACAAGCTCGATGTGCATCACATCACCTATCTTCGCCTCGGAGGTGAGCTGATGGAGGATGTCCAGGTGTTGTGCTATATGTGCCACGGACAGCTGCACTAACGGCGCAGAGTGCGCCAGGATGAGCCAGAATAGAAGCATGGCACGTCCAAACATCTACGACGAAGAAACAATCGCACGGGTCGAAGCTGCTCTGATGGCAGGTCAGACACCGACGGTTGTTTCTCGGCTTCATGGTTTACCACGAACGACCATCATCACGATTCGTGATCGCATGTCGTCAAGTGTCGGAAAACTACAACCTGTTTCCGACGCGTCGGAAACTGTCACGACTGTGAAGGCTCCGACTGTATCACTTGATGATCTGCTTGCGTCCGTCCTCGAGGACAACCTCAAAGCACTTCAGGTCATCGCTAGGACGACACAAAGCGAGAGGTACATCAATGGACAAAGCGCCGCGCAGATTGCAGCTCTCTACGAGAAGATTGCAACTTTCTCGGTTCAACTTCTGTCCGCAGCCAGCGAAGGCCCAAACGAAGACTAGCGCGCAGACGGCTCTCTGTTATCTCGACTACCTTCGAGAGACTCTCCCGAATGGCTGGTCTTTTACAGCTCGACATCTCATCGCCATCGCTTCACACCTTGACGCTGTGGAGCGTGGTGAGATCGACAGACTCGCGATTCACATGCCGCCACGCCACGGTAAAACAGAGACAGTCACGGTCCGCTATGGCGCCTATTGCATCGAGCGAGATCCAAGCGCGAACGTGCTGGTCACTGGCTACAACGAGCGAATCGCGAAGCGCTTCAGCCGTAAGTCCAGACAGATCGTTTCGTCCAGGACAAAGCTCGCGAAGGACAACGCCGCACAGGACGAATGGTCCTTGCCGGAGGGCGGAACCTTTATGGCGCGCGGTGTTGGCAGTCCTCCGACCGGAGTCGGCTTCAAGCGCATCATCATCGATGACCCGATCAGGAGTCGCGAGGATGCCGAGTCCTCCCTATACCGCGACAAGGCCTGGGACTGGTACACCGACGATCTATACACGAGGCTCGAACCGAAGGGCGCTCTCATCATCGTCTCGACCAGGTGGCATCACGACGACATCACCGCTCGCGCAATCTCATCGGAGCCTCACCGATGGACGGTCCTCAACCTTCCAGCCATCGCGGAGGAGAAGGACCAGATCGGTCGAATGCCTGGCGAAGCTTTGTGGCCAGAACGGTACGACGTCAAGGAACTCGGACGCATCAAGGAGGTCATGGTCGCGAACTCCGGGGACTATGGATGGTCTGCTCTCTACCAGCAACATCCAACACCTCGCGAGGGAAGTTTCTTCAAGTCGGACCGGATCACCATCGAGCATGCGACGCCGAACAGCGCGAAGATGTCCCGCGCCTGGGACCTTGCAGCGACAGCTGGAAGTGGTGACTACACGGTCGGGGTCAAGATGGGCCGTGATGCTGATGGTCGCATCTGGATCCTCGATGTGGTGCGTGGCCAGTATGACACCGACCAGCGCGATAAAGTTATACGGCAGACAGCTGCTCTCGATGGCCGTGGCATTCGGATTCGACTACCGCAGGATCCTGGTCAGGCTGGCAAGAGTCAAGCGATGCACATGCTTCGGCTGTTGCATGGTAGTGCTGTGACAGTCCTGCCGGTGACAGGCGCCAAGGATGTCAGGGCTGAACCGTTCGCGAGTCAGGTCGCTGGCGGAAACGTGTACATGGTTGCAGCTTCGTGGAATCGCGAACTCCTGGACGAAATGCGGACGTTCCCGCTCGGCAAGAATGACGACATCGTCGACGCTTTGACTGACGCCTACGACGAGCTGGTCGGTCGTGGCGGTGGGTGGGGTGCAGTATAACGCATGATAAGGACACAATAGTCACATGGGACTCTTCGATCGCTTCATCGGCAAAGCCACTGCCGCGCCAAATGCACTCCTTCCTCCGCCGCTGATTCAGCGACAGACGTCCTATTTCACCGGCACTGGGAACGGCGACTTTTGGTCCCTGCTGACACGTAACCTTCCAGGCTCGAGTTTTAACTGGCGCTCACAGGCTGGCGACCTAATGCTGAATAGCATCGTCGCGATCGGCATGGACTGGTACATCAGAAACTGGAGCCAGGGTGTCCCTGTCGTTCGTCGACCGATGCCAGATGGGCAGGTCGAGACAGTCGCAGATCACCCGATTCTACAGCTGCTCGCACAGCCAACACCGAACGTGCCGCCATCGCTCGTGTGGTCGTGGATTCTCCCAGACTACCAGCTGCTAGGAAACGCCTACTTTCGGAAGGTCCGCGTGTCTGGTCGTGTCGTCGGTCTGCAATACCTAGCGGCTGACATGGTTCGGCCTGTCGGCAATAAGGTCAATCCGCTCATCAAGTATCAGTACACGGTTGATGGCACGTCGTACGACATCGCGCTCGAGGACATGATTCACATCCGCTATGGTCGAGATCCGCAGGATAGTCGCTTCGGGCGCTCTCCTGTTACGTCTGTCCTTCGTGAGATCGCAACAGACAACGTCGCTGCGAGCGCTGCATTCGGCATGGTGCGAAACGGTGGCATGCCATCGATCATGGTCGGGCCTGATTATAAAGGTGGCGTGGAGGACCTCAGCGAAGACGACGCCAGACAGACAAAACGCAAACTACAGCAGGACTTCACCGGCGACAATGCCGGCAGCGTGTTGGTGATGACCGGACCATTCAAGGTCGAGCAGGTCAGCCACAAACCAAGTGAGATGGCGTTCGATGAGATCCGCCGCAAACCGGAGGAGCGCGTGTGTGCAGCTCTCGGTCTCAATCCGCTGGTCCTTCAACTCGGCAGCGGCCTCGAGCGCGCAACCTACAGCAACCTCGAGCAAGCAACACGATCGGCGTGGACTGATGGAATGATTCCGCTGATGCGGCAGATGTCCGAAGCGCTCACCATCGCACTGCTCCCAGACTACCAAGAAACGCAACCAGGCGACTACCTCGAGTTTGACGTTGCGAATGTTCCGTCACTTCAGGCTGACCTCAATGAGGACGCCGAGCGAGCGGAGCGACTCTACAAGAGTGGCATCATCGATCTCGCAACAGCCAAGCGTGTCGCTGGTGTGACTCCTTCGGATGATGACCTCGGCTATTATCACCCTACAGCGGTCCCTGTGCAGATCGGCGCGCAGGAACTCCTGGTCCCTGATGCTGCGCCAGTCTCGACAGCTCGAACTGCCGATGAAACTGCGAAGCTGGTCGGTGCTGCTGGTGCTTTGATCCGTGCTGGCTTCGAGCCAGAGGCTGCACTCCAGGCTGTTGGACTAAACAGCATCCAGCACCTCGGTCTGTTGCCTGTCACAGTTCGCCAGGAAGAGACCAAAGCATTCGACGATGCATCTGAGCCAGGACTGAAGTTCTTTCCCTCCAAAGAGATGAAGGAGGAAGCACAGCGCGCCATCGAGTGGCGTGATGCTGGTCGTGATGGCGGGACCGCTGTCGCATGGGCCAGGGCGAATCAGATTGTTTCCGGTGAGAAACTAAGCGAGTCTACGGTCCTTCGAATGTACACATTCTTTCGACGTCACGAAGTAGACAAACAGGCGGAAGGTTTCCGACCAGGTGAGGATGGTTATCCTAGCGCCGGTCGTGTGGCATGGGCCGCATGGGGTGGCGATGCTGGATATCGCTGGTCCACAGCTGCGCGCAAAGAGATCCTCAAGCGCATGGCGCCGAAGGAGAACGGGAAGTCGTACCATCCATACTACGGATACGAGTTGACTGACACCGATGCCTGATATCTATCAAGTCAACGAGAGCTACAGGAACAAGCTCCGATACCGTGAGAACGCTGCTCTCGCTGAGATGAGCAGGACATACGGTGTTCTTCAGGCTGACAACCTCAAGCGCCTCGAAGCGGTGACAGCCGCCATCGAGGAGGCACAGGCAGCAGGTGAGGACATCAGTGGCCTCTCCGAGTACATGCTCCGCCTCGAGGCGCTCAATGTGCAGATGGCCGAACAGGTCGCACTCTTTGCGCCACAGGCGACCGACATCGCAACGAACGGACAACGACGCGCCATACAGCTGTCGCTAGACATTCAGGAGGACCTGGTGCGAGCAGTCGCGGGTGTTCCTCAAAGCGTGAGTCTCACCGCTGATCTGATGTGGAACCGGCTCCCTGTCGAGGCAATCACGAACGTCGTCGGCTTCGCCGCTGACGGCTCACCGCTCGGAGCGCTGTTCGAGGCTATCGGTCCATTTGCTTTGGACCATGTCACGATCGGCATCGCGCAAGGTCTCAATCCGCTGCAGGTCGCACGAAGGATGTCGAGGACGTACGAAACTCTCGCTCCTTCACGAGCTGCTACCATCGCACGAACAGAGATGATTCGTGCCAATCGCGAAGCACAGCGACAGACCTTCGAGGCGAACCTGAGCATCGTTCGTGGCTGGCGCCGCATCTCAGCGGGTGACGTGAACGTGTGTCCTGTGTGCTGGTCACTGCACGGCGATCCGAATCCAGTTGCAGATATCGTTCCGTCGCATCCAAACTGTAGGTGTACGATCGTCCCGATCACACCGACGTACGCTGAACTTGCAGGACTGCCGCCAGGCAGTTTTGATGAACCGGAAGAACTTCCGACCAAAGAGGAACAGTTCCGCATGTTGAGTGAAGCGGAGCGTCGGCAGGTCCTCGGACCTTCGCGATATCGTTTGTGGGAGACAGGCACACCTCTCAGTGCATTCGGTAAAGTAGTACCGAACGCGGAGTGGGGACCACAGGCCGTGGTCGTGCCGGTCAAGGAGTTATGATGCAGACTTTGGTATCCTTCGGTGATGCAATCAAGGCAGACGATTCCGGTCGTGTGCGTGGTTACCTGGTGCGCTTCGGTGGCGCTGACCTCGAGGGCGACTACTTCACAGCCAGCACTGACTTCGGTCGACCGATGAAGTCTGGTGAGCGCGTGGCGATGAACCTCTACTATCATCACGGCCAGGACAAGCAGGTCGGGAAGTCACGCATCGGAACCGGCTACATCACCATGGACGACAAGGGTCTCTGGTACGAATCACAGGTCGAGATGGCTGATCAGTATCAGAAGATGATCCAGGAACTCGCGAAGTCTGGCAAGCTTGGATATTCGTCCGGCGCCACGGGTCACATGGTCGAGCGCAAGAAGATGGCTGATGGCCGCTACGAAATCACACGCTGGCCGATCGGTGAGGCATCGCTCACACCGACACCAGCGGAACCAATGAACATGGTCAAGTCCTTAAAGGACATGTATGGCGACATGGAGGATGATGGCATGGAAGAAGAGATGATGATTCCAGTCGCACCTGGTGAAGACGTGGCGACATTCGTCGAGAAGGTCTACGGCGATCTGGCTGCGGAGATGGTCCACGAAGGCATCGAGGCACTCTACGATCGCCTCTGTGCTGGCATGATGGCCGCGCTCGATGCTGGTCTGGGTCGAGGACACATCGACGCCATCATCGACGCATTTGCATCGAAGGCCAAAGAACTCACAGCAAACTTAAAGGATCCGGCAGCGGAAGTGCAATCGATGAAGTCGAAGCATGAGCGACCGACATCCATTCGAGAAGTGGAGCGACGTCTGCGGGATGCAGTATGTCTCTCACGTAGCGAGTCGACAAGATTCGCCAAAACCATCTGGAACGAGCTTCGAGACGAAGCGTCGAGCGAAGATGTTACCATCGTCGAATACTCGAGCGACATCGAGGATGCAAAGTCTGCACTCCTTCGTGAGCTCATGATCTTGGAGTTAAGTCAATGACAATCGAACAACTCGAGGGCCAGCGCCAGTCTACAATCGCTGCCGCTAAGGAAGTCCTCATCAACGGCGGCGACATGGCCGAAGCTAATCGCCTCCACACAGCTGCAAAGTCTCTTTCTGAGCGCATCGACATGCTCCGCGAGTTCGGCAACGTTCCTGCTCCTGTTGCATCCGAAGCGCCAAAGTCTGAGCCATGGAAGTCCGGCAGTGTTGTCCGGAATCCATTCCCTGGACCAAAGGCTGAGGCTGACTTCAAAGCATACGCATTCGGCCAGTGGGTTCGCGGCAACGTCCTAGGAAATGCCAAAGCAGCCAAGTGGTGTGATGAGCATGGCGTAAAGTCGCAGACTGAAGGAACGAACTCCGAGGGTGGATTCACCGTCCCTGAGATTGTTTCGAGCAGCCTGATCTGGCTTCGCAACGAGTACGGTGTAGCGCGTCGCTTCTCCCGTATTTACCCGATGACGTCTGACATCCTCAACGTGCCAAACGCCTCCACTTCGACCACGACTTATTATCCTGGTGAAGCGACAGCGATCACGGCATCGGACATCACCTTCACACAGGTCGCACTGACCGCGAAGAAACTCGCGATCCTGACCATCGTGTCGAAGGAACTTAACGAAGACACCGTCATCGACTTCGGCGCAACATTGGCGCAGGACTTCGCGTACGGTCTCGCACTCGCTGAGGATGCGGCTGCATTCCAAGGTGATGGAACATCGACGTATGGTTCGATCACTGGAATCATGCCAAAGATCAAGGCGCTTTCTGGGACCTTCACCAGTATCGCATCGATGGTCGTTGGACCAGTCGGTACAGCTGCTGCACTCTCGAGCTTCACCCTCGCGAACTTCCAGAACATGGTCGCGAAGCTTCAACCATATGCAACGCAACCGCGCTGGTATATGCACAAGAATGTGTTCTACAACGGCGTCGCAGATAAGTTGATCGCCCTCTCTGGGAACTCCATCATGGACATCCAGAACGCGTACGGTCCTGAACCAACACTGTTCGGAATCCCGATCTCGTTCGTTCAGAACATGCCAAGCGCACCAGCTGCAAACCGCGACATCGCAGTCCTCGGAGATCTCTCCAAGGGTGTCGCCTTCGGCGATCGTCGTGGCGTGACCGTTGAGGTCTCTGACCAGGTCAAGTTCATCGAGGATGCGCTCACGTTTAAGGCAACCGAGCGCTACGCCTTCAATGCGTTTGACGTTGGCAACGTAACCGCGACCGCTGGCGATCAGGTCCCAGGTTCGCTCATCGTCCTTCAGTGTGCTGCTAGCTAGTCTGTAGCACCTTCGCAGTCAAGGGGAGCGGGATATCCCGTTCCCTTTTTGTTTTTAGGATGTACACATGCCACTCACAAGAACTCAAGCACTCGACCGACTCGCATGGATGACCGCATCCGACCAGTATCCTTTTCTGGATTCGACTGCGCTCCAGCAGCTCGTGGACGATCACGCTCGCTGGACTGTCTGGTCCGCATCCACAGCCTTCGTGGTTGGCGACATCATCATTCCGACTGTCGCGAATGGCAGACTCTACCAGTGCGTCATCGCAGGGACATCGAGCGCCACCGAACCGCAGTTCCCGCAATGGACCATGACAACCGGCTACAGCGTCAATGACGGATCAGGTGACCTCTTGTGGCAGGACATTGGTCCCGCCAACAATGAACGCTATGACATCCGCACAGCTGCGCGACAGGGCTGGATTCGCAAAGCGTCCAGCATCACGCACCTCATCGATGTGAAGGATGGTCAGGTCGATGCGAAAATGGCCGTGCTCCGTGAGCACTGTCTCGACCAGGCTAAACGATTCTCACCGATGGTGTTCGTATGATTCCAGCAGGCTATAGCACAGCGCTCAAGAACGCGATCCAGGCGTATTCCTACGCGGACCGTGTCGTAATCTGGCGAACCGTCAATCAGGCGGATGGCATCGGTGGCGTGTCTCAACACTGGATACAGGTCGCTGAGATTCGTGGCACCATCAGCAACACAGGGGACACCGAAGGCGTGGTCGGTGGCATGATCGAGCAGTCTGGCACATGGACGCTCACATGCTCACCAGACGTCGAGGTCAAGGCCGATGACAGGATATACACGTCCGGCAATCCGCAGGCGTTATCGCCATACTACGAGTGCATCGGCAGTGACTATGGCCACACGAACGCAGTCAGTCAGACCATCGGACTCCGCGCCAGGACAAACGGCTAACTATATCCACTGCGTGGTGCAAGCTTCGAGTCCATCGCACCATGATATGAGTGAAGTTATTGATGGGGTGTATGTATGAGTCCTGAGATGTGGGTCCAAATCGGTATACAGGCGTTTATCACGACGGTGTCAATCGGTGCCGCTTGGGTCGCACTGATGGTCAGGCTGACGCGCCTGGAGACTCAGGTCGCATACATAATCACAACGCTTGATGGCCAGCAGCAGGAAGTGCGCCGCATCGAGCAACGACTCGGCAAGTTGGAAAACAAAGTGTCCGCTTTGGAGGCAATAATAAACCGATGAACAGCATAAGCATTAAGCGGTTAGTGGTCGTTGTGATCGTGGCTTTTACAGCTGCATTTACTTCCGTATTCGGCGATGGCATCAGGACATCCGAAGCACACGACCTCAGCGAGCTGGGCGCAGTGCTGGCACTGTACGGGAGCAAAGCGGTAGCGGCGGGTGTCTCCGCTGCGGTGAGCAGTGTGCTGGCGTTCCTTACGATGCCTTTCAAGGGTGTGGGCGTGAATGCGCTAAAGGTGGGCAAATGAACTTCCAGAACTTCTCCGTAGTCAAGGAACCAGCACCGTCCACTGACTGGCGTGTCTTTGGTGATATCTACGACAATGAAGGCAATCTTATCGGCACATTCGGTGTTGATGGAACCGGTGTAAATCAGTGGTGGGTCACTCAGGATGAACAGTTTCAGTCGCAGATTGTTGAGCAGTTTAGTCTTGTGATGGCACAGCAAATCGTGTCTGGGGCGGCTGAATAATGGCAACCTATTATGTGTCTACAACCACAGGCAACAACGCAAACAATGGCACAAGCGCGGCTACGCCTTGGGCTACACTGGCATTTGCTCTTGGTGCGGCATCCGGCACTAACCCCGGTTTAGTTGGTGGCGATATCGTTTACGTAGCCCCCGGTAACTATAACGAAAACGTAACTCTGGGATTTACGTCACCTAGTAGCACCGTACAGATTCTTGGTGACCCACTAAACCTTCAGGCGTTTCCAACCGTAACACCCGGAAACGTATACTGGTATACATCTGGAGCTTGTTTGACTGCGACAAGTAAAAACAACCTGACATTTAAGAACATATATTTTGAACGTCAAAACGTTTCATTAGTCGGACTTTCGCTCACAACTTGTTACGGTTGGACTTTCCAACTCTGTGTATTTGGTACATCTGTCAGCCTTACGGCGGCACAATCTACAGCTTTAAATCTTACTGTTGATAGATGTATTTGGCCTCATACATACAGCTCTAACCGAGCGATAGTAATCACTGGTGCATCAGGAGCAAACTACGACATTTCAACTGTAATAAAAGATTGTTTAGCCGCTGGTCAACAGGGACTGTTACAGATGGATGGAAACATTGGAGGAGTTACAGTTACAAACTGCACTATCCTGACTTACGACCAAGCCATCCGAAATACATCTGCAAACACAACTAACAAACTAACAATTACAAACTGTTTGATTGTTTCCACTACTGCGATTTTTGCCAGTAACTCTGGAACCACTGTAGGTGATTTCAATCACCGTATACAGGGCGGCGTGACTAACGTTGCTGAAACGAATACCATCACGACTATCCAACTTGGATTCGACGCTGGGTACGCAAGGCTAACAGGCGTGGGTCTAAACGACTTCTACGGATCTTATCTGACATCCCCAAACCTTGGTACTGGTACGGCTACAGGCGCACCTACAAACGACCTATACGGCGTTACGTGGCTGGCAAACCCAGACATTGGAGCAGTGCAGCGGTCTGCATCGCTAAACTTTCAACCGAAGTTCAATCCGGGCGAGCGTAATGCCAGCACCATAACAATCGCTCCGGGGAGTACATCGCAGTCCATAGAGTTATTTCTAGGCGTGACAGGTCTTACCTTTGCTACTAGTAACCTAGCGGCCTACTACGTCCGCAACCAAGCCGCTCCGGTGGCTATAACGCTGGTCACGCAGACACCTACGGGTACGTGGGCATCTGGTGGCTTTGCTGAGATATCGTCGAGCCTTGTGCCGGGCGTGTATCGGCTTGATGTCCCTAACGCCGCATTTGCCGCTGGAGCATCTGATGTCACGATTGTGGTGCGTGGTGCAAGCGGTACTAACGGAGCGGTCTTGACGGTCACGCTTTCCTCTGGTGGCTTGACGGCAGCGCAGACAGCCGCAGCGGTATGGGATGAACCATACACCTCGCACACAACCGCATCCACATTCGGTGCTAGGACACTAAAGACTACGGTCGACAATCGTCCTGTAGATGTGGGGACATCGTTCCACATCCAGGCTAATGTTCACGCGATTGTCGATTCAACAGCAGCTGCTTCCGAGCTCTCTGGCGCGCTACTTCACAATGGCACGGACTACATCAGCGCGGAGCTGTTGACGCCAGTAACAGCTGGAACCAGCGTACACATAGGACCTTATCAACTACTGGCTGATGGCCTTGGAGCAGATCAGCCGCTCGATATTAATGTGGGAACCGCTTCTACCGTTGATGTCCAGGTCACTGACGCAAATGGCACTGGAATCGACATCACTGGCGCGACGGTCACGGCTAAGGTCTACAGTTCAGCGGGGACACTCGTGGCCACATACAGCGGAACCGCCACGTATGCGGACAATGGGCGATTATCATTCGGTCTCACGACTACGGTGACGAACACGTCTGGCACGTACACTGTGACTGTGACCAGGACAACCGGAGCAACCGACACGCAGATCTTTGGACCGCTACGACTTTATGTGAGGCCAGTATGAGTGTGAACATCATCAACATCACCGAAGACCCGGAACAGGTTGTGCAACTCGCAGCCTGGACTGGTGACTGGCACACGTACGTGGTGCGATTGGTGGATTCAAACGGGTCTCCGATTGACATCACGACAGGCACTCTCGCGGCGACATACACGAATGCCGCCACAGGCGTCGCGTATAGCTTCGTGACAGGAACAGCCACGCTCACGAAGTCTCTCTCCTCACAAGGCATTGTGACGGTCCTGAACCCTGCCGCATACCCGACAGCAGCTGTGATTCGTCTGACTTTGTCGTTCACTGTGTCGACTACCGTGCGACGCTTCGGTCCACTGCTCATCGAGGTCTTGGCACCGTGACCGTCAAGGTCGACCTGTCCGGCTTCGATGACGCGGAGCAACGTTTTCGCATGTTATCTGTATTTTTGCAGAATGCGGTGAGTGCTTCGTACACTGGCATGATCGCACTCATGACAGGCGCAAAGTCAGGACGACGCTATAAGGTCGGCGGGACAGTCTATCAAGCATCCGCGCCAGGACAAGCACCAGCGGTGCGAACTGGATTCCTGCGAACCTCGATCACGATTGGTAAAGTCAACGATTACGAGTACATCATCAGTATCTCGGCGCCTTATGGCAAGATACTCGAGTTCCAGAAGAATAGACCGTTCGCGATACCAGCATCCACGAAGGCATGGAATGTTTTCACAAGCGTGGTGAGGAAGTACTTCAATGGTTGAATCCTTAGTCGTGGATGAGTGGATCTATGACACACTTACAGCTGATGCAACGCTCCAGGGACTGCTGGCGGTAGACAACAGATCGCCATCGTACCAGCAGGGCATCTATTTGTACCTGGCTCCTGAAAAGGACCCGATCAGCCTCCGACAGCCACAGGTGCCATACATCGTCGTTCGTCACACTGACGCTGGCCAGACTGACACGACATCGATCTGTGGTGGCCGCATCGTGACCACGTCAAGCCATCAGGTGTGGTGCTGGGACACGCAGAGTGGTGCAGTCTCGATGGCGCGCATCAAGGCCATCGTGGACCGAATCGATACACTGCTTAACAAGCAAAGTGTAAACAGCACGACGCCTGTATTCTTTTTGAATCGTGCATCGGTCAGTTCATCGGTCGACGTGTCGCAGGATGGTCGCGTCGATAATGGCATATCACAACTCTACATCGCCACAATAACTCCAGAGGTAT